GTCTTCATGCCTCGATGAAGCACGAGCTTGATCTTCTGGTGGATATCATCCGCGTCCACATGAAGGGTAACTACGAATACGAGACGGACATGGGTGCGACTCGCACCGATGATTATGATGGCAGAATTGATGTCATCCCCGTCACCGACCCGAATGCTGCCTCTCTGTCGCAGCGAGTGGTTCAGTATCAGGCGGCGCTTCAGTTGGCCGCTCAGGCCCCACAGATGTACGATCTGCCCGAGCTTCATCGACAGATGCTGACTGTCCTTGGCATTCAGGACCCCGGTAAGATCATCCCTAGCACGGATGAGAAGAAGCCGATGGACCCTGTCTCTGAGAACATGGCGATCCTGTCTGGTAAGCCCGTGAAGGCGTTTCTGTACCAAGATCACGAAGCCCACATTAAGGTCCACATGGCCGCGATGCAGGACCCGAAGATTCTTCAGCTTGTGGGGCAGTCGCCCCAGGCGTCTGCAATCCAGGCAGCGGCGATGGCTCACATCGCAGAGCATATTGGATTCCAGTATCGCCGTGAGATCGAGGATCAGCTTGGCGTCGAACTGCCGCCGCCTGACGAACATCTGCCCGAAGACATTGAGGTTGCCCTCTCCAAGCTGATTGCAGACGCGGCTGGCAAGCTTCTCCAGAAGGACCAAGCCGAAGCCCAGATGCAGGAAATCCAGCAGAAGATGCAGGACCCTGTTGTCCAGGCTCAGATGCAGGACGCCCAGAACAAGGCGGCTGAAATCCAGAGGAAGACGCTCAAGGATCGCGCCGACCAGATGGCGCGTCAGCGTCAGCAGCAGATTGAACTTGAGCGGATCGCCTCTCAGGAGCGGATTGCTGGGGTCAATGCCGGGATCAAGGCAATGTCCCAGAAGCAGTCCAATGACCAGCGTGGCGACTACGACAACGCAAAGATCAAGCTCGACGCCATGCGTCTTGGCGCTGATCTGATGAAGGGCAAGTGATGCCAGCTTCCGAGGAAAACGTCCTGGAGTTTCTTCGTCAGAAATTCCGGGAGATGATGAACATCCACGCAGACCACATTGCTACTGGCGGTGTGGTTGACTGGGCCGATTATCGGCATCAGGTTGGTGTTATTGAGGGTTTGGCGAAAGCCGAAAGAGAACTGCTTGACCTAGAGGAACGCCTCAGTCGGCAGGACTAATCGCCCATTGTGGGTGCAGGGTATCGCACGACCCTAACAGTGCGCTCAAAGGACTACCATGCTTAACGTTGATATCAAGATGCCGGACGGAGATGCTGTTCGAGGGGCAACTCAGCTTCCTCAACCGGCTGGCTTCAAGCTTCTGATTGCTCTTCCTGAGCTTGAGGAAAAGACGGACTCTGGCATCTACTTGCCGGAACAGGTGCGGGAAAAGGAATCTCTTGCAACTGTTGTTGGCTTCGTCCTAAAGATGGGGTCACTCGCCTATAAAGACCCTGCCAAGTTCCCGGATGGCGCTTGGTGCAAGGAAGGGGATTGGGTTTTGTTCCGTGCTTACAGCGGCACCCGTATCAAGATTCATGGCCGGGAGTTCCGGATCATCAATGATGATACTGTCGAGGGTGTTGTTGAAGACCCGCGTGGGATTGCACGGGCATGAGCGCGACCCGGAAGGCTGAAGAGTCCGACGAGGACTTCACCGTCGAAATTGTGGATGACACCCCGGACGAGGATCGCGGCAAAGCGATTGCCCCGGAGGTCACCGATAACGACGACGACATCACGGTAAAAGACGACGAGATCGCCAACTACCGTGAGTCTTGGAAGCAGCGCCTGAAGGAGCTTTCCTTCAAGAGCAACGCCGAGCGGCGAGCCAAGGAGCTTGCCGCCAAGGAACGCGACGAGGCAATTCAGCTTGCCCAGCGCCTTGCTGAAGAGAACAAGAAGTACCGCGAACTCGCCGGTAACACGGAGAAGTTTGCTGCCGATCAAGCCAAGGCTCGTGCCGAGTCTGACATCAGCGCCACCAAGAGGCTGATGAAGGAAGCGTTCGAGGCTGGCGAGACCGACAAGTTCCTGGACTATCAGGAGCAGCTTCAGCGTTTCGTGAATGAGCATGATCGGTATGCGAACTACAAGCCGGTTGCTCTGCCCGAGCCGCAGTATGAGATTCCCCAAGTTCGTCCTCAGCCGGATGCAAAGGCCGTCGAGTGGGCCGGGCGTAATTCCTGGTTCGAGGGGCAGAACGAGCTTGAGAAGGAGATGACGGGTTACGCCTATGCTGTCAGCGATATGCTGATCCGAGAGCATAAGCTCGACCCGCGTGGTGATAAGTACTACGAGGAAATCACGCAGCGCGTTCAGCGCCGTTTCCCCGAGTACTTCCAGAAACCTGAGCCGGAAATTGACGCGACGGCTAAGGTGGCATCGGTGGTCGCTCCCGCTACTCGTAGCACCAAGACCAACCGCACAGTGCGTCTCACGCCGTCTCAGGTTTCGCTAGCCAAGAGATTCGGCCTTACCCCCGAGCAATACGTTGCTCAGTATCTGAAGGATTACGGTCATGGCTGACCGCACCCCCCGCGACCTTGAAACGCGCGAACAGCAGATTCGCCCGACTTCTTGGCGCCCCCCTTCGATCCTTCCTGATCCTAAGCCTGAGCCGGGGTATGTCTTCCGCTGGGTCCGCACGAGCATGATGAACTCGGTGGACAACACCAATGTCAGCAAGCAGTTACGCGAGGGCTATGTGCCTGTTCGTGCCGAAGATCATCCTGAACTGATGCTGGCAGCCGACAAAGACAGTCGCTTTAAGGGCAACATCGAAGTCGGTGGTCTCCTTCTGTGTAAGATTCCGGAGGAAGTCGTGCGGCAGCGTGCGGCTTACTATGGGAATATGGCGCAACAGCAGATGGACAGCGTGGACAACAATCTGATGCGCGAGAGCGATCCTCGTATGCCGGTCCTTCGTCCGGAGCGGTCTTCGAGGACCACGTTTGGTCGTGGTCCCAGGGAATAATTCTTTGGGCCATATCTCCCAACCCCACATGGAAAGGTAACGGAAAGTGGCTTCGACCTCTTCCCCGTATGGGCTTCGTCCCATCAACCTTCTGGGTGGTCAGGGCTATGCTGGTTCGACTCGCGAGTATGCGATTCCCGCTAGCTATGCCGTGAACATTCAGTATGGCGACCCGGTGATCATCACCAACACGGGTTCGACCCGTGGTACTCTGGCGCGCTTCAACGCCACCACGACCGCCGCGACTATCACCTCGACGGGTGGTGGCTTTGGTTATGTCGGCGTGTTCGTGGGCGTCACGTTCACCGATCCGGTTTACGGCACGGTGTTCCGCCAGAACTATACGGCTGGCAACACGGCGACCGACATCCAGGCTTATGTCGTGGATGACCCGGACGCTCTGTTCCAGGTGCAGGCTGACGACAGCCTCGGTCAGACGGCTCTGGGCTGCAATGCGGCTCTGATCCAGACGGTTGCTGGCAGCAGCGGCGTAAACATCAACTCTGGCGTTGGCCTCGATGCCTCCAGCATCGCGACGACCAACACTCTGCCGGTTCGCATTGTTGACTTCGTCAACAGCACGACCAGCCAGATTGGTGATGCGTTCACCGACGTGATCGTGCGTATCAACACGCACTTCCACCGCACCGGCAATACCGGCTCTGCCGGTACGGCTGCTAGCTAAGGAGGCTGTGAAAGATGGCTATTTCACGCGCACAGCTTCTCAAGGAACTGCTTCCGGGCCTGAACGCTCTGTTCGGTCTGGAGTACAAGCGGTACGCTGAGGAGCATAAGGAAATCTACGAGACTGAAAACTCGGAGCGTTCCTTTGAAGAAGAAGTGAAGCTCTCGGGCTTTGCTGCTGCCCCGGTCAAGAACGAAGGTGCGGCGATTGCGTACGACAACGGCCAGGAAGCCTGGACCGCTCGTTATACGCATGAGACCATCGCGTACGGCTTTTCCATCACCGAAGAGGCGATGGAAGACAACCTGTACGACAGCCTGTCTGCTCGTTACACCAAGGCGCTTGCGCGCTCGATGGCGTTCACGAAGCAGGTGAAGGCTGCGTTCCCGCTGAACAACGGCTTCACCAGCTACCAGTCTGGTGACGGCGTTACGCTGTTCAACACCCAGCATCCGCTGGTGTCGGGTGGCTACAACAGCAACCGCCCCGCCACGGCGACCGACCTGAACGAGACCAGCCTTGAGGCTGCTGTCATTCAGATCGCCGCCTGGACGGATGAGCGTGGTCTGCTGATCGCGGCCCGTCCGCGTAAGCTGATTGTGCCGCCGTCGAACATGTTCGTTGCCACCCGACTGCTGGAGACGGAACTCCGTACCGGCACGGCTGACAACGACATCAACGCGCTGAAGTCCAACGGGTCTATCCCCGAGGGCTATACGGTCAACCACTTCCTGACCGACCCGAACGCGTGGTTCCTCATCACCGACATCCCGAACGGCATGAAGCACTTTGTGCGTTCGCCGCTCGCCACGTCGATGGATGGGGACTTCGACACGGGCAACGCGCGCTACAAGGCTCGCGAGCGTTACAGCTTCGGCGTGTCTGACCCGCTGGGCATCTTCGGTTCGCCCGGCTCGTCGTAAGACGGTCCGCACGCCGAATAACGGGCAGGGGGCTTCGGCCCCCTGCTTTTTTTGTGCTTGCTGTAACCTTTCTAGACCGGGCATAATGTGGGTGATTCCGGGCAAACCGGCTTCACTGACTGTCCCGGCAGACATGAACGAGACAGTGAAGCCATAGTGTGTGAGAAAAACGATGGCGTTCACCACGTTTTCCGGCCCGGTTCGCTCGGGCACTGTCCGTGAGGGCGCTGCCCGTAATACGGGCCTTGTTGTTCTTACCCAGTCTTATGACACGGGCGTTGTGACGGCTGGCGTCGGCAACGTGGATGCCGCTCTCGGCATTCTGCCCCAGGGTTCTCAGATCGTGGACATCACGGTCGATCAGGTTGTGGTTCCGGGCGGCACCTCCACCTCCACTGTGTCGGTTGGTAACGCGACTGGCGGCGCACAGCTTATGGCTGCCGTGGCAACGACGGCTGGTGGCCGCTTCCGTGGTACCGCCACGGCGACGACGCAGCTTGCGTGGCAGACCTCGACTTCGGCAGGTACGCCTGTGTTCGTGCGCTATGCGGTTGGCTCGGAGGCTGGTGTTGGTCGTGCGATCATCACCGTCTCCTACGTCCAGCGCGCTCCGAACGGCGCCCAGAACCCTGCCAGCGCCTAACAGCTAAGGAGGGCTCTGCGTCATGCAGACAGATGTCCTTGCTAGCGCCGTCCGCACGACGGACGGCGTGATGAATGACCAAGCGGGCAATGCGATTGGCCGTTGCCGCGTGAAGGGTATCTACATTGTTCCTGCTGCCGGGGCGGGCAGTGTTGTCTTTCGGGACGGCTCTACCGTGGCTGGCCCAAGCAAGATCACTGTGAATACGATCACCGGATCGACCAGCACCAACTGGCTTCTGATGCCGGGCGAGGGGCTTCTCTTTCAGACCGGCATCTTTGCCGACCTGACGGACGTTGCCTCGGTGATGGTCATCTATGGCTAAGACCCCAGCTTGGCAGCGTGCCGAAGGCAAGTCCAAGTCTGGTGGCCTGAATGCCAAAGGCCGAGCTTCTTATAACCGGGCCAACCCAGGGAAACCTGGGTTGAAGCCTCCCCAGCCTGAAGGCGGTTCCAGGCGGGACAGCTTTTGTGCGCGCATGAAGGGGATGAAGAAGAAGCTCACCTCGGCAAAGACGGCCAACGATCCCAACTCTCGTATCAACAAGTCCCTACGGGCCTGGAATTGCTGATATGACCCAAGACACGGAAGCAGTGAAGAACGTTGTTGATGCGGTTTCTATAGGAACTGTCGTGGCTACTTTAGCTGGCGTCCTGCCAAGCATCGCAGCGATCTTCACGATTTGCTGGACTGCTATCCGCATCTACGAGACCGAGACAGTAAAGAAGCTTCTTGGCAAGAAGCCTGCACCTCAAGAGCCTGGGGCTTGATGTGGAACTGCCTAAGCTAACTCCTGTCGTTCAATTTGCGACAGCCACGTTTGCGTTGGCTGTTGGCGGCTATACGGCTGGGGAAAAGTTTGGGTGGTTCCGGAACGAGATCATCACCTGGACGCCCGAACACTTCAGGATTGCTGATGGCAGAATAGGCCAGCCAATCACCGTGACCGTGGCCCGGATCAAGCGTCGGGATGATTGCTCTGTAGAAGGCTTCAGCGTCACGGTCAGGGATGCCACTGGCCTCATTCATGAGGCAACGCCTAGCATGACGCGCTTCACTGGACCGGCTGGCCCAGAGATCGACACCTTCACCTATACGCTAGAGCTTTCAGACAGGTCTCCGGTTAGCCCTGGCCGGGCAACCCTGCTCGCCACAATCCGTTACAAGTGCCCGGAGGGGGAGCGTACCGTCACCTATCCACGTCATCAGAACCTGACGTTCATGCTGGAGAGATAGGATGGAAGCCCTTCTTAATCTTGTCCGCACCGTTGCCCCGTCCATCGCTACTGCCGTAGGTGGCCCGCTGGCGGGGATGGCGACGCGAGCCATCTCCGAAGCTCTTCTTGGAAAGCCGGATGGGACCGAGGATGAGCTTATAGAGGCGGCCAAGAGCGCCACGCCAGAACAACTGCTTGCCCTGAAGCAGGCAGAAAATAACTTCGTGATCCGGATGCGTGAGCTTGATGTTGATCTTGAGCGCATATCGAACGAGGATCGTAGTTCTGCCCGTGAACGAGAAGTTAAGACGGGCGACCACACGCCCAAGTTTCTTGCGGCTGCTGTGACCTTCGGCTTCTTTGGCGTTCTCTTCTGGATGATTGCCTACGGCCTGCCTGAGAATGGTGGCGAGGCAATGCTGGTTATGCTGGGGACATTGGGCACGGCATGGGGCGCTATCGTCTCTTACTACTTCGGCTCTTCGGCTGGCTCTCGCGAGAAGACCCAGGCCATGAACAGGATCATGGGCAAGTGAAAGACAACTTTGAACGCTGCCTGAAGTTCGTGCTTCACCATGAGGGTGGGTGGTCTGACCATCCCCGTGACCCTGGCGGCGCGACGATGAAGGGCGTGACCCTGGCGGTCTACAAGGAATACCTTGGCCGGGATGTCACCAAGGACGAGCTTCGGAATATTCCAGACGCCCACCTCCATGACCTCTACCGCACTCGGTATTGGGACAAGGCCCGCTGCGATGAGTGGGCTCCTGGTGTGGACCTGTCTGTTTTCGATCTCGCCGTGAATGGTGGGGTTGGTCGTGCAGCCAAGATTCTCCAGCGTTGTGTTGGGGCAGTACCCGATGGAGCTATTGGCCCGAAGACCATCGCTGCCGTTAACGCAGTCCCGGCCAAGAACCTCATTGTTCGCTTTGCCGAAGACAGGCGTGAGTTCTATAAAAGCCTCAAGGCTTTTGAGACGTTCGGTCGCGGATGGCTTCGTCGCACCGATGAATGCGAAACCGAAGCCATGAAGATGGCAGGAGAAAGCTAATGAACATGAAGAAGCCGCGTATGCCGAAGGCTGGTGGTAGTGCCGATGCTGGCATGGCGATGCCGCGTTTTGGCGCTCGCGCGATGCGTCCAGGCGGCATGGCCAAGGGTGGCAAGATTCACGCTGATGAGGCGATGGACAAGAAGCTGATCCGCAAGGAGATTGCTCGCGCCGAGAAGATGGAAGACAAGTCCGAGAAGGGCATGAAGAAGGGCGGCTACGTCAAGAAGATGGCGGCTGGCGGCTCTGCCTCCAAGCGTGCGGATGGCGTTGCCGCCCACGGCAAGACCAAGGGGAAGTTCATCTAATGGACCGTCGCCGTCGCGTTCCCTCCTATGAGGAGGATATGACGCCGCCCCGTGGCATGCGGGGCTTCCGCTCCAATGCCGTCCCAACCGACGAGCCGATGCCGCCGCGTCGCAGCTTCGAGGAGGACATGACGCCTCCTCGTGGTATGCGTGGCTTTGATCCTCGTATGGTCCCCACGGACGAACCGCCGCCGGGCCGTCCTTCTCGCATGGCCAAGGGCGGCGCTGTGAAGATGAAGTCCGGTGGCGTCACCCGTGGCGATGGTTGCGCCACTCGTGGCAAGACCAAGGGCCGCATGGTGTGAAGAAGCAGGAGAAAATCGGGAAGGTCATGAGGGAGTTCAAAGAGGGTTCCCTCAAGTCGTCCAGTGGGCAGAAGGTGAAGAACCCGAAGCAGGCTGTGGCGATTGCTCTTTCCGAGGCTTCTCGCATGGCCGAGGGTGGTCGGGTTAAGCCGCAAAACCCGAAGCTGTGGGCTGCCGCCAAGAGTGCCGCTAGGGCCAAGTTTGACGTGTACCCTTCTGCCTATGCGAATGCCTGGGCATCCAAGGAGTACAAGAAGAAGGGCGGCACTTGGCGGGGTCCTGATAATAGGGTGTCCAAGAAATGAAGGGCGGGCTCGGCAAGTGGTTTGGTGAGAAGTGGGTGGATATCAAGACCGGGAAGCCGTGTGGCCGAAGCGGCTCTGAGAAGTCCAAACGCGGATACCCTGCTTGCCGACCCTCTGCCGCCGCCGCCAAGATGTCTTCTGGGCAGAAGGCCACGATGGCTAAAACGAAGACTGGGCCTGCTCGCAAGAGTTGGCCTATAAGTCCTAGTGGGAAGAGCAAGTCAGTGGCTCGCGTACACTCCAAACTGGGGCGACCCTAAATGACGACCTCCGGTACAGCGGTCTGGAATCTCGACATTGCCGACCTCATCGAGGAGGCATACGAGCGCGCTGGCCTTGAGGCTCGCACGGGCTATGATTTCCGTACTGCCCGTCGATCCCTGAACATTCTGTCGGCTGAGTGGTCGAACCGGGGTCTGAACCTCTGGACCGTTCAGGAGAATGCTCTTGTTCTTACGCCTGGGGTGAAGACCTACTCCCTGGCAGCCGACACGATTGATATCATCGAGACGATGATCCGGGTTACCACCAGCGGATCGCCTCTGGATTATACCGTGTCTCGTATTGGCGTTGGCGATTACGCCACGCTGCCAAACAAGAACACGACGGGTCGCCCTCTTCAGATTTATGTGAACCGACAGGTGAGCCCGGAGTACACGCTCTGGCCGGTTCCCGATCTGCCCTACACGATTCTGTATTGGACGATGCGTCGGATTCAGGATGCCACTACGTCAACTGACGTAATGGACATGCCGGTGCGTTTTGTCCCCGCCCTCATCGCTGGTCTTGCCTTTCAGGTTGCAATGAAGCGCCCGGAGGCTGCGGCCAGGGTTCCTCTGCTGAAGCAGGAATACATGGAGCAGTTCCAGCTTGCTGCGGACGAGGATCGCGGTCGCGAGCCTGCTCGCTTCGTGCCCTGGTCTTCGTACCCATGACGGTTAAGTTTGCGCGCGGCAACAAAGCTTACGCTTTTTGCGACAGGTGTTACCAGAGGTATGACCTAAAAGACCTGACTTGGCAGGTTGTTAACCAGAAGCCCACCGGCCTAAAGGTGTGCGATGAATGCAATGATGTGGATCATCCCCAGTATCAGTTGGGCAAGTTCCCCATCAATGATCCAGTTGCTTTGCAGGACCCGAGGCCGGATATTAACCCAGGCCGAAGCCTGAATGGTTGGAATCCTGTTGGCAATTCTGCCACCACGACGAACGGCAACGTGGGCAACGTTGCTATCTTTGTAGGATAGGAGCGCATCATGAAGGGCAAGGCCCACACGCCGACCAGCATGGACATGAAGAAGTACGGGCGGAACATTGCTCGTGCCATGAACCAGACTGGCGGTGCCGTTTACGGCAAGAAGACCCCGGACGGCGTGAAGACGGTTGACGCGAGCGCGTATGACCTGAAGCCGGTCGCCAACAAAGGCGTGACCAACGCTCCGAACCAAGCCATTGTCGCCAACGAAGGCTCGCCCAAGAAGGCCACTAAGATTCGTGGTACGGGTGCAGCCATCAAGGGCACGATGGCTCGCGGCCCGATGGGCTGAGGACTAGGCGGCAATGAACTACACAACCCTTGTAGCTCTGCTTCAGGACTACACGCAGAATTCCTCGTCGGAGTTCGTTGCCGCCATTCCTGACATTGTGAAGCTGGCCGAGGATCGGATTTATCAGTCCGCTCAAATCCCGGTCCTGAAGCGCAATGCTGTGTCCAACTTTGTCCAGAACAACAAGTACCTTGCTGCCCCAACTGACTTCCTTTCCGCCTACTCGATGGCGGTTATCAGCGGTACTGGCGTGTATTCCTACATGCTGGAAAAGGAAGTTGGATATATCAACGAGGCTTATCCAAACCCAACGTTGACGGGCGTGCCTCGGTACTATGCCCTATTCAACGACGCGACGTTTGTGGTTGCGCCGACGCCAAGCAGCTTCTTTGAGGTTGAGCTTCACTACTTCTATGAGCCGCCGAGCATCGTGGACGCTGGCACGTCCTGGCTTGGCGACAATACGGAGAGCGTCCTGTTCTATGGGGCGCTGTGTGAAGCCTATACCTATATGAAGGGCGACCCCGATCTTCAGACTCTCTACCGCCAGCGGTACGATGAGGCTCTTGCCCGCCTGAAGAACCTGGGTGAAGGCATGGATAAGCGCGACAACTTCCGCCTTGATATGCCGCGTATCGCGCCGACCTAGGATTAGACGATGGCAATCGTTCAAGCCTTCTGCACGAGCTTCAAGAAGCAGCTTCTTGAAGGCGTGCATGACTTCCGCACGGTCGGTGGGGATACGTTCAAGATCGCCCTCTACACTGAGGCTGCGAACCTGAACTCTACGACGCTTGCCTATTCCACGACCGGGGAAATCTCCGGAGGCGGCTACACTGCTGGTGGCCTATCTCTCACAAACATAGGACCAACCGAGTACAACTTGGCTGGTGTCTGTTCATTCCAGACGGCGACGTGGCTGGCTGCGACGTTCTCTGCTCGTGGGGCGCTGATCTACAACACGACCCCGGCACACAGCTACACTAACCCGGCCTGCCTTGTGCTAGACTTTGGCACAACGAGGTTTGCTGTGAACAACAGGTTCGAGGTTCAGTTTCCTCAGATCACCGATCTCAGCGCGATTGTAAGGATCAACTGAGATGCCTTTCGTAATCGCGGATCGCGTCCGAGAGAGTAGCGCCACTGTCGGCACAGGCAGCCTTGCGCTTGCTGGTGCGGTCACTGGGTATCAGACGTTCGACGCGGTTCTCGATACGGGCGACACGACCTACTACACGGCAGCGGATCAGGGCGGCTCCAACTGGGAAGTTGGTATCGGCACGTTCACGGCCCCGTCCACCCTGGCCCGCACGACGATCCTCTCGTCTAGTAACGGGGGCAGCATCGTCAACTTCGGCGTCGGCACGAAGGATGTCTTTATCAGCCTGCCTGCCAGCAGGACCGTTCAGTCTGTCAGCGGCGGCTCTACCGGCCTTACGCCGTCCACCGCTTCGTTTGGGGCAGTAACCCTTGGAGGCACGCTGGCGATTGGTAGCGGCGGCACTGGGGCGACGACGGCCCCTAATGCTCTGACTGCACTGGGCGCCGTTGCCAAGGCTGGCGACACGATGACCGGCGTTCTTGGCATTGTGCCAGGGACTGTTTCTGCCCCAGGTCTCACGTTCTCAGGCGATCCCAATACGGGCATCTTCTCTCCAGCCGCCGACACGATTGCCTTCACTGAGGGTGGCGTTGAGGCTCTTCGTATCAACAGTAATGCCCAGGTTGAGTTTGCTCTAGGCTCTGTGTCCCTGCCGTCCATCACGGTCTCAGGAGACACAAACACTGGCATCTTCTTTCCTGCTGCTGACACGGTGGCCTTTGTTGAGGGCGGTACAGAAGTCGCTCGCATCGACAGCAGCGCCAACCTTCTGGTCAACACGACCACCGCCGTCTCTCGGCTCACGGTCAACGGCGATGTGGCTGGTACGTTCTTCGTGAACCCGACCACAGTGTCGGCCAACTACACGATTCCGACCAGCTATAACGCCATGACGGCAGGGCCGATTACGGTGGCGAGTGGAGCGGTCGTGACCGTGCCTTCGGGCAGCACATGGACTGTTTTGTGATGTCTGCTTTCGACCTCATAGGAGGCGACCATTCCTGTTAGACTCAACTCCTCCGGTGGCGGCTCTGTCACAATGGACGTGCCTGCTGTCGGCACGACCACGACGCTGAACCTTCCGACTGTCAACGGCACGCTTATCGCGTCCGACAACAGCGGCAACGTCACCTACACTGGCACGACGACCTTCTCGGGCAACGCGACCTTCAATGCTGGGCTGGTGCCGTCGAGCAGCTTCCTCCGTAATCGCATCATCAATGGCGACATGCGAATTGACCAGCGGTATGGTGGCGGTAGCGTAAGTGTCCCAAATGCGACGGTCATATACGCCACTGACAGATGGAATGTTTATGAAGATACTTCAGGGACTCTTTCGTTCCAACGGAGTACAATAGTACCCACTGGATTCACAAGCTCTCTTCTTGTCAGTGTCACAAGTGCTGGAACCGCAACTGCATCTCAGTTGTGCCGCATTCAGCAGCGAATTGAAGGGTTTAACATTTACGATCTTGCCTATGGAACCCCATCAGCGGCTACAGTAACAGTTTCGTTTTGGGTTCGCTCAAGCCTTATTGGTACTTACTGCGTTGGCATTAGAAATAATGCCTTAGATAGAAGCTATGTGGGCACATACACAATCTCTTCCGCAAACACCTGGGAGCAAAAATCTATCACTATTCCAGGTGACACATCTGGAACATGGCTGACCGATAGTGGTGTTGGAATGTATCTGTCTTGGGATTTGGGCTCTGGATCAAGCTCAAACACGACGGCTGGAACTTGGGTCTCGGGAGACAGAAACAACACATCCGCACAGGCCAACTGGTGCGGCACCGCAGGCGCAACTTTCTATGTGACCGGCGTTCAGTTTGAGGTTGGCTCTGTAGCTACACCTTTCGAGCGCCGCCAGTACGGCCAAGAGATTGCTCTGTGCCAGCGGTACTACAATGTATCCGGCTTTACCGAGTACCATGTGGTCCCTGCCCCAAATGCCACATACCTTGGTGTGTATCGAATACACATGCCTGTGCAGATGAGAGCAAATCCGACAGTTGGTGTTAGCTATTCAGCAACCAACGCAGTGTTGGATTTTGGTTGGTACACGCAAAACTTTAATTTTATGGTACACTACATTACTGCGTCCGTTAGCACGAACGCATTTATGTTCTTCGTTTGGACGGCATCGGCGGAACTCTGATCATGTACAAGAACGCCCGCTATAAGACTCCTCCGACGATGACGCAGCCAAATGCCATCCTGGTCGATATCAACGGCGCTCAATGCTCTGTGCCGCTCGATCCAGCCAACAGCGATTACGCTGCGATCATGGCTTTGGTGGCAGAAGGTAAGCTTGTCATCGCTCCTTCGGAGACCCCCTGATGCCCCTGATTCTGAACGGAACTACCGGCATCTCTGGCACGGACGGCTCTGCCGCAACGCCTGCCGTGCAGGGTACCGACGCGAACACCGGGATGTTTTTCCCTGCGGCTGACCAGATCGCGTTCGCCGAAGGCGGCACGGAGGTCATGCGGATCGACGCCAGCGGCAACGTCGGCATTGGGACAAGCACGCCATCCACCTACGGGAACGGCCTCGTTGTCTATAACGCGGCAACTGGCGTTGTGCGCGCTGCTGGCGGTTCCGTCACCAGCTATATGTTTGCATCGAACGGCGGTTCTGTTGGAGCGGCTGGCACGGAAACCAACCATCCGTTCGCCTTGTACACCAACAACACCGAACGCGCCCGCATCACCACTGGTGGCGACTTCCTAGTCGGAACGACGAGCGCCATTGCTAGCTCAACAGGCGGAATACACGTCCAGAATGGCGGCGAACAAATCCGCATTAAGAACACCAACAATGCCAACTACTGGCGGTTTGTCACCGACAACAACAACACCGTCTACATTGTCAACCAAAGCACGACCGGCGTATTCATGGCAAACGGCGGAAGTTCGTGGTCTGGTCTTTCTGATGAGCGTCACAAGGATATCATTGAGCCGATCACTGACGCCGTAGAGAAGGTGTCCACGCTGCGGACTGTGATCGGGAAGTTCAAGACCGATGACGACGGGGTTCGCCGTTCTTTCTTGATCGCCCAGGACGTTCAGAAGGTTCTGCCCGAGGCAGTTCACCATGCAGACCAAGACAGGCTTGGGCTGGCCTACACAGAGGTCATCCCACTCCTGACTGCTGCCATCAAGGAACTCACCGCGAAACTGGAAGCCGCAGAGGCCCGCATCGCAACGCTGGAGGCCCGCTGATGTCCACAATTCAAGCTAGCAACATCAAGTCTGCCGCCTCTGCGAGCAACAACATTGTCCTCGACGCCTCGGGCAACGCGACGTTCGCTGGCACTGCGGCGATGGCGAGCAGCTTCCTGCGGAACCGCATCATCAATGGGGACATGCGGATCGACCAGCGGAATGCTGGGGCGAGCGTGACAGTCAACACTGGGAACCAGACCTTTTCGGTGGACCGTTGGTGGGCGCAAGGCACGGCTTCATCCGGCGTTTTCACTATTCAGCGTTCCACTGTTGCGCCCGCTGGTTTTAGCAACTCCCTGTTGGTTACTGTCACCACGGCAGACAGTAGCCTTGCGGCAAACGACCTCTACGACATTGCTCAGTTCATCGAGGGCTTCAACGTATCCGACCTTGGGTTCGGCACCGCGTCGGCCCAGACTATCACGTTGTCCTTCTGGGTTCGGTCTAGCGTGACCGGGACATACGGCGGCGCTCTGGGCAACAATGCCGGGAATAGGGGCTACCCGTTCACCTATTCGATCTCTGCCGCCAACACCTGGGAATACAAGACTGTCACCATCGCTGGCGATACATCTGGAACGTGGACGACGGACAACACTATCGGCCTGCGGGCCTATTTCGGCCTCGGTGTCGGCTCTACGTTCAGCGGCACAGCCGGTTCGTGGTCAAGCAGTTTTCCCTTGTCTGCGACCGGTGCGACCAACCTCATGGCAACCAACGGCGCGACCTTCTACCTGACCGGCGTCCAACTCGAAGTCGGCACCGTCGCCACGCCGTTTGAACGCAGGCAGTTCGGGCAGGAACTGGCGCTGTGCCAGAGGTATTATCAAGTGCTACTTGAGCAGTTGGTTTATGAGGGAACGGTTAATGGGGGCGCCAACCCAATTAATAATATAGCCTTCCCAGTACCAATGAGGTCTTCCCCAACTGCTTCACTCACACCTCTTGGAGGCAGCAACGCATCCGCCTTGTTGGTGAACACTGTAAATGCGACAACGCTCAGAGTTCAGTGTACGGCACTTGCAACAGGAAGTGCATTCTTCGTCTACAATGTTGGCATTGCAGCGGAACTTTGATCCATGTACACCAACGCTCAATACATAGCCTTCAATGGCGTCAACACCAGCATCCGCTGTGACATTGACGGCGTGACCTCGTTCGTGCCGCTCGACCCTGCGAACACCGACTACCAGAACCTGCTTCGGCTTCAGGAGGAGGGTGAGATCGTGATTGCCCCTGCTGACGCATGAAGAGCAACTTCTACGTTTACGAGCATTGGCGCCCGGACAGGGGCGAGTGCTTCTACGTCGGCAAAGGTCGAGGCCGCAGGGCCAACATCATGAAGCGCCGCAACAAGCACCACAAAGCCATTCAGGAGAAGCTGGCTAGGCTCGGAATGTGCGTTGAGGTCAAGATAGTGGGACACGGCCTTTCTGAAGACGAGGCTTTTGAGCTAGAGAAAAAGAGAATTGCTTTTTGGCGGTCGGAGAACTGCGATCTCGCCAACATGACTGATGGTGGAGAAGGAACCACTGGGCACAAGCCCGTGATAACTTCTGAATGGCGAGCAAAGCTATCTGCTGCGAAAAAGGGGAAAAGCAACTACAAGCTGGTGATGGCTTCTGCGGCGGCAAAACGCGGCAAGCCGCATACCCCTGAACATCGGGCCGCTATTAGTGCTGCCGCCAAAGAAAGGTTCAAAGACCCAGCCGTTAGAGAAAAATTCCGTCTATGCTCGGTGGGTAAGATCGTGTCTGAGGAAAGCCGCAAGAAGATGTCCGACGCTGCAAAGGCAAGGCGCCAAAGAGAGAAGGCCCTGGCTCTGGTAGCGGCTGGTGAGCTTACTATTGCTCCTGCCGATTCTGCTGGGGGATAAAGACGGGTGTTTGGCTTCTACCCATTCAGCGGCGCTTCGTTCAGTGGGCTAGCCAACGCCTTCTATGCCGAGAGTGTGTCTGACGCCATTGTCCTGACGGATGCTGCCAACAGCACCCTGTCGGGTGTTGCCGCCGCGTCGGACACCCTCGTGCTGTCTGACGTGACGAACGGCAGCCTCAGCATGCTGGCGAGCGCGTCCGACGCCATCGTCCTGTTCGACTTTGCGGCCAAGGCCCCGAACTGGTTCGCGGCGGCGTCCGATACCCTGACCCTGACCGACTCTGCGGCCATAAGCTATAATTTCCTGGGGGCAGCATCTGACACGATAACTCTTACGGACTCCTCGACGGGCGGCTTTGCCTTCTTGGAGAGCGTGTCGGACTCCATCACCTTTGCAGAGACGGCGGTTGGCAGCTTTGCCGCATCGGTAAGCGCATCTGACAACATTGTCCTGACAGACGCCGGGGCCGGTATTTTAGCTATGTCGCTGTCGGCATCCGACACCATAGTCCTGACGGACACTGCGGCAAATATCGCTGGCATGGTTGCGTTTGCCTCGGATACAATCACCCTCGTAGATGTTGGGGCAGGATACGGAGGGTGGGACCCGATACCGAACCCGAACCCAGGCTGGTCTCCGGTGATTGGCCCAGGGGTCATAAATATCTGGAACGACCTTCCTTCGGCTACGGCAACCTGGACCCCTATAGGAAACAGCTAGATGAGCATTAAAGACACCCTCCGAGTCGTGGATGAGGCCGCAGCCGGGCTATCTATGGGGCATTCTGCCCAGGACAGCATCGAGGTGAAGGGCTCCTTCAAGGTGATCTGCCGAGCCGCTGATGGCTCCGTTCGCTGGGAAGATGAACTCTCGAACCTTGTCGTGACGGTCGGCAAGAACGACCTCTTCGACCAGTATTTCCGTGGCTCGTCCTACACGGCGGCTCACTTCGTCGGCCTCAAGACGGCTGGCTCTATCAGTGCCGCCGACACGATGTCCTCGAAGTCGTGGACCGAGATCACGGTTTACTCCAACGCAACTCGCCCCACCTACACGGCTGGTGTGGCTGTGGCTGGCTCGACCGACAACACGGCGTCTCCTGCTGTCTTCAACATCAACGGCACGGCGACGGTGGGCGGCTGCTTCATCAGCACGAACAGCACGATTGGCGGCACGACGGGCATTCTGTTCTCTGCGACGGACTTTGCCACCGCTCGTAGCGTTCTGAGCGGCGACACGCTGACCGTCACCTACACCATTTCCTGCTGAGGTAGGGTAGATGCCCAGTACATATTCGCCAGCCCTACGGCTTGAGCTTATCGGCAACGGTGAGCAGGCCGCGAACTGGGGCAACACAACGAATACCAACCTGGGCTCCCTGGTTGAGCAAGCGGTTACTGGCGTTGCCAGCATTGCGATGCTCGATGCCAACTACACGTTGGTCAGCGGTAACGGCGTTACGGACGAAGCGCGCAATGCTGTGCTGGTGATGACCGGCACCCTGACCGCAACTCGCAACGTGGTCGTGCCGACGAGCAACAAGTTCTATGCCGTCCGGAATGCGACCACGGGCAGTCAGAGCATTGTGGTGAAGACTGCTGCTGGCACGGGCGTCACGCTCGCCAACGGCTTCACCCAGCTTATGTACTGCGACGGGACGAACGTTGTACTGGCGTCCATCCCCATCAACGCCACCAACGGGAACGTCTCTGTTTCTGGGGCGGCATCCATTGCTGGCAACACGACGATTGGCGGCAACCTTGCCGTCACTGGCACTATCACTGTCGCTGGCGGCGATATCATTCCTGCTGGCGTAATCTGGGAGTATGGTGGCGCTGCGGCCCCGACTGGCTGGCTTCTTTGCAACGGCGCTGCTGTTAGCCGCACGACCTATGCGGCGCTCTTTGCCATCATCGGCACGGCCTACGGCAACGGTGATGGGTCCACCACATTCAACGTTCCAGACCGGCGCGACCGCGTTGGTGTTGGGGCAGGATCAAGCTATTCTCGGGGGCAGACCGGCGGTGCAGTTACTGCCACCACCAGCACGGATGGCGCGCACAACCATACCGGCAACACTGGCGGCACGACGCTCACGGTTGCTCAGATTCCAGCCCACCAGCACACCGGCAGCACTTCTACCATTGGGGATCACGTCCACAGCATTGGGCCTGTTCTCCTCTCTGGCGTTGGGTTTGGCTTCAGCGGCAGCCAGGGCGTGTCTGGAACGACATCTTCCACAAATGCTGCTGGCGCTCACAGCCATACTTTCACGACCAATGCGGCTGGCGGCAGTGAAGTTCACAGCCACACCATCACTACGGATGGGTCGCACAACCACACGGTTTCGACGCTTCAGCCCTACCTA